ATGGGTGCAGCAGAGTTTGTTCCGCCGCGCTGATTCGTACCCTGGAGAATCGTCTGGATACCTTCCATGTATTCAGGCAGTGTTGACGAGTCCATACCTGCCTCAACAGCAGCTTGCAAGGTCTGCTGGAACTCACGACGTTGCTGAGTTCCGAACGAACCCGAGCCACTGCGTTGCTCCGTCATGAAAGCTGCTAGTTCAGGAATGGACTGTCCCGTGAGACGAGAAGTGCCCATTGCCAAGTCTGTGGCATCAGCAGCCCCACGCGTGCCTACAGCACGACCCATATTATGAAGCGCGTCTACGGACTCTTCCGGCATGAAGCCAAGGTCTGCACCACGTCCAGCAAGCGCTCTAACACTCTCAGACGTCACACCGCCACGACCAAAAGGCATTCCGCGGCCCATACCACTGACCTGTGCCAAGCTTCGAGAGTAGGCAGAGTAGGCCTGGTACTGTGCGCCAACAGCAGCTACAGGCGCCATAGCGAGGGCTGCAAGGCCACCGCCAGCCATACCGATGCCGGTACGAAAGGCACCACCAACTGCGGAACCCATTCGAGAGCGCCAGTTTGGACCATCTGGGTCACCAGCTTGCCGCATGCCTAGAGAGCTACGCAAGCCGCCACGGAAGGTAGTGCGCTGGGCCTGCTTATTCGCAGCCACTAGCCGCTTACGTGCAGCGGTCTGCTTCTCGATCTCTGCTGTCAGTTGCTTGTCAAGTCTCAACTCTTCCTTTTTCGAAGCGAGTTGTTTCTTGGTGGCATCCGGGCCTGTAAGCTTATTTAGCTCCTTAGTCTTTACCTGCTGCTTTACAAGTGCTGACGCGGACGTGCTAGAGGCCTTCTTCTGCTCTTTGTAGAGAGCAGTAAGCTCCTTTTGCATTTTGCCGATACCTTTGGTATCCGCTTCTGCTTCAATCAGCAACTTGTATTTGAGGTCGGTCATGATTAGGCCCTACTAAATGTGCTCTTTTTCAAACGCTCTTCGATCTCACGTCGTCTGGTTTCAGACGTCAAACCTTCGCGCTTAGCTTGACGGTCAACATTGTCTACTACATCCTTCATGGTCATAGACGCGTATGGGTTTCTGTCCGCTGCCCTTTGTCGAAGTTCTGCAAGCTTCTTGAACGACTCCGGACTAAACGCCTCAGTCAAGTCAGGAGCTTCGCCATCTGCAATCTGCTGCTCCCACTTGTCAAGAAGAGGATCCCCGGTGTCCGTAAACTGTACGTGTCCATCCTCATTACGGTGGGCATCCAGTGGATTCTTCTCGAACATGTCGAGGTAGAAAGCTACCAAGAGATCACCCATCGTGCGGTCTAAGAACAACTCATGGTTCGAGGGAAGATTGAACTTCTTTTCCCACCACTGTGCTAACTGCTCGACCAGTGTTGGATTCTTGCGAATCCGCCTGGCCTGTTCCTTGGCCAACACGTCCAGCGGCTGCTCGGTCAATTTGCCTGCGGAGAAACGACTGCTCAAAATCGAGCACCTCCTTGAACACAGTGACCAACAACCCCACATCGGAGATTTGGTCCATGTTCCACCATGGTGGTGCGTCCTTGATTGAAAGCTCAAGGTGGGCAATCATGTTGTTGAACGAGTCTGTTTCATCGTCGATGCCCTGGCCTGGGTGTGCGTCGTCATGGTGCATTCCACCATTCAACTGTGCCTTGCGTACACCGAGTTGCGCGCGGTCACGGACCGTCAACTTGCGCGTGGTGAAGTTTCCTACATAGCGCACATCATCGTGAGGGGACACATAGTCCACATTGAACGTCTTCACGATATCTTGTCTTGCCTTGATTGGTGCCATCTCTATCTCCTCCTTAAAGGTGTATCACACGTTTGTGGATGTGTCGAGCTTAGCTCGAATCTTATCCACAATCGCCATTTTTCTGGGCAAAGCCACGTCGCCCGGCTGATACAGTTCCGTCAACAAACGATAACCTGTGCCAGAGCGTGTGCCTACACGAAAATTTCCGTCTTTTCGTGTCTTCACATTTAGTTGAGTTGCACGTACAGTGCCATCTCGATTATCACGACTCGGTGAAACCGTAAGTACGTACTGGACAAATTGTTGCAGGAACTTGACCGAGGCCGACACCACCTCAAAACTGCCGTCTTCGGCAATCCAGCCATCGCCGTCTATGACACCACGCCAAAAGTGACGGCTATTCAACAAGTCAAGAGCAACTACTACCGTCCGAGTTTTCCTTTGAACAAAACCGTATGGTGCTAGCACATTCGCCAATTCTACAGAAGCAACACACACGCGCCAAGCATCCACATGCTTGTTGTAGTAGAGTGGGTATGTAGACCTTATGAAATCCTGGAAAAGTTCAACTTGAGACTTGTCTCTAGCTTGAAGCTCTAGGCTGATCTTAGGCAGGAAATTGCCGCCCTTAGGATAAACCACACTACCATCCGTCAACAAAAACCCCAACCAATACTGCGCTTCTTCACTCAGAGGAGTGGAGAAAACCGTATGGTCTACAGAGTATTGTTTGTATGGTTTAGCGGGACGCATCTTAGTGTGCATCTTGCGCAATCGCTCAGCGATCCAAGTTTGTGACAACCCGAACTCCTTGCCAAGCTGCGCAGTTGACTTGCCACTCAGATATCCGGCTTGTATGAGATTCCAGTCCACACAAAAGTGTAGCAAACGCCGCACCGCTAGTCAAGTATATTAGCCAGCCTCAGCTTGGATTCTCGGTTTCGTCAAGTGTGCGGATTGCTACGAACGTCACGTTCTCACTCACGATACCGCGAGCAGTGATGTCGAACGAGTGACCAGCACAACGAACTCCCTGGAACAACTGAATCGTCTCACGAGTAACGTGGTCTTGAATAGAGGCTTCAAGATCACCCGAAGTGATGATATCGTCCTGATGCGGTAGAATACCGAGCTGCTTCAACGAGGTGCCCACAACGCGGAAAACCTGTGCGTTGAGAGAAGTACGGTAAGCAACCGGCACGAACTCACGAACCTCAAGTAGATTCAGCACATCCACGGGTTCGTAGTCGATCATTTCCTCACCAGACACGCCGCCAGCAAATGCCACGGGCACGTGCTGAATCAAGAAAATGGCGCGGGCTCCGCTGAATGTCTTTGAAGCACTCATGCTGCAATCTCCAATCTGTTAGAAAGCTGTGGTTAGGTCACCCGGAGGGGACGACGTAGGTGACCTAACCACAGGCTAGTATACCAGGAAATGTTGGGCAGTTCAACCTCAGGTTGGTAGCGTGAATGCTACTACAGCAGCCTCTGCCTGAGCGATGTGGTCAGCAAGTACGCGGTTGTTCCTGTACTGTCCGCCTGGGTGCGTACGTCTAGCGTTGTTCGTTGGGTTAGCAGCCAAGTCATCAGCACCAACCGTGATCAGAAGAGTAACACCGTTAGTTGGTGCCGCCCACTTTGCGAATACAATCAACGACGTAGTGTTGTTGCCAATGACGTCCACAGACTGTCCGGACATAGTGAGCTTCATGCCCTTGAACTGGTCGATGCGCAAATCGGTACGCGTCGTAACGATGTTTGTTGCCGTGGAACCCACGCCTGTGGTCAAGGTTGCCATGGTCGGTTCACGCAAGTTTGAACCAAACGTACCACCCGTGAGCGTTGCGGCACCCCACGAGGTGTTTACGCTTACCTTCGTAGTTGCAACGGAGTTTGGTGCTGTTCCAACAGCCTTAGCTACTACCGACATGTTTGCGCCGGATGCTACTGCGCGCACGTCTGCGTTCAGTGTCGTGGCTGCGGCATACGTAGTACCCGAGCCTGCGCCAAGCATGATTGCGGCGATGAGGTTGTCACGCGCCGTCGTCGCCGAGGCACCAATGAGCACGTTGCCGTCAACGTTAGTCAACACCGTCTGGAAGGTGTAGGTCTTAGCGCCGATGGTGATAGTATCTGCGTTAGCTGGCTGTCCTGCAAAGGTAAGCAAGCCGGTTGCCGCAGTCAACGCAAGCTGCTGCGTTACCTTCGCAAGAGCGTTCTGAACGATACGGTAATCTCCATAGATGTTTCCACGAGGAGAAGACGCGAGTTCTTCACCCTGACGGAGCTTTGAGATGTCCGAGCTGATGAAGTTTGCCACAATCGTGAAGGTGTCACCGTTCACAACTGCTGCTGGCAGGGTTGCTACGGTCAAGGAAATGTTATCATTTGCCAAGATGGTAGCTACTACGCCACGAAGCGCCACAGTAGTGGTGTTGGCTGCGAATACAACCTGGTTACCAACCTGCGTGTTCGGTACGAACGTACCAGCAACCCGGACAATGGACGTTGCTGACGATCCTGTCTGCGCGGTCATGGTAGCCGTCTGGCTAACAGCCTGCTGGAACATGTCCAACACGGTAGACATATCCTGCGCCTTGAGGAAGTTCAAAGGCATCGTCTGGATGTTTGCTGCGTTGCTTCCCTGCGCACCACCAGCAAGTGCCGTTGGGCCAGATGCAACAGACAAGAAGCCAGTACCGTCACCAATCAAGAACACACGCACTAGAGCAGCCGCGGGTGCGGATGCTGCTACAGCGGCCAAGATGAGGGCTGCGGTGTTGTTGGCGTTGTTAACCGTACCGTTCGTCTGGTCAAGGGCAATCGTGATTGCCGTACCAGCTACAGTGACCGTCAAACCAGCGGTGACCGTAGGAACAGTCACCTGAATGGTGATCGTGTTTCCTGTGAGGCCGGGTTCCTGCGCTTGAATGAGCATGGCGGACGTGCCAGAACCCAATGAAAGCTGAGCAGTACGGAAGTCAACACCACTACGTAGAAGATCACGGATCTTCTTAACGTACATTGCGTTTGCGGTAGAAAGTGCAGGCATGATTACTTACTCCTTAGATTCAGACTGTCTGAGACGCCAATGATAGGAAGAGGTTGATCAACTCAAAGTTGATGCCAAGTACAGGGAAGATGCCTACGTTTATCGTAACGACATCGCCAGTAGCAAAAACCTTCAGGTTATGGTATGCGCGAACGCGGGCACCAGTAGCAAGATCGGTCGAGTCAACAATGACGTTGTTGGTGCGGTAAACCTCAAGTAGAGAAGCTACCGAGTCCTTGATAGACGCGATGGTCGCTGCGGCTGCCTTACGCCCGGTGAAGCGGTTCTGCACCAAGGTACGAAGACCGGACACAACAAAGCGCACTACGTCACGGACCGAACCTTCTGAGTAGGCAAGGTTATCGTCCTTCACCCACGTGGTCAGGTCACGTACCCACCGAGTACCAGTAGGTGCGGTCTCGGCGAACATAGCGCCTGCTGCGATCAAGTCACCAGAGTCAGTGACGCTGACTGGATTCCAAGATGCATCCTGCGTGAGAGCAGACACGCGCAAGTACTTGTGCGTGAGTGGTTCACCAACCTCGGGTACGCCAAGGCGCATAGACGCGCCCATGACCGCAAACTCACGTGGACCCTTCGCAACAAGAGAACTCGTGGAGTCTACGATAGTTGGGTACTGAGATACACAGGCCACGTCTGCGTCATTCAAGTTCGTGCACGCGGTAATGTACGCTGTCTTTGTTCCGCGGAAGCCAATCCAGCCACCACGCTCAACACCTCCGGCGCCACGGGCAACCGTGACGTGAGCAACCAGCTGTGCAGAGACTGCGGCCCACGTTGCTGTGGAACCAAATCCTTCATTCACCAAATCCTGATCAATGAGAGGAATGATTTCATCCACGACGTTGAGCAGCATGCTATCAAACCCTGCTTGGAAGTCGCTGTTCGCGGAGATTCCGCGGACGCCGCCGTAGAGCAAGAACGCGTAAGCGTTAGTAGGGTCACCAGTGTCGTCTGGGTAGTCTACTACGTTCGAGAAGCTGCCGTCAAGAGGGTCCAACGTAGAACGTGCGGCCTTGAGATACACACTGCTTGCGTTGATCCAAGCGATGATTTCCTTCAAGTTCTGACGGAAACCAGTAGTTGCTACCGTACCAGTGTAGGAAGTCTGTATGCTGACTGCGGCGGAGCCAAAGTCAAACTGCGAAGCAAGTTCAACATCCCCGTTAATTTGCGAAGGCACGGTTGCCAAGTAATTCACGTTCGCGTTAATCGCATTCTTCAATGCAGTAATAGTCATCGATGGCGTGATTGCGATGTTGAGGTTATCACCGGTTACGCCTGTGAGAGTCGTAGTAAATGCGCTGGTCAAACCGCTTGCGCCAGTCATCTGTCCAGTAGCTACGGTTACACCATAGATACTGATGAGGTCTCCGACAACCGGAGCTGCCGAGAGCGCAGTGGCTAGTGTGATAGTACCTGTGGTGTTGGTTGTGACCTTGCTGATAGCCTTCTGGTTGCCTGAGGAGTCAGACAAAATCATAGTCATGTTGACGTTCGCGGCGTTGACAAGCGACGCGGGGGTCACGTTGATTAGCGAGACGGTAGAACCAGCTACTACAGTCGTACTCACGTTCAAGGGACCACCACGATACACTACGTGCAAGTAGTTGCGAAGCTGACCACCAAGACTTGGGCTGAGTTGCTGCTGTCCTGCAAAGTTGGACACCACAGAGTAGGATGCGTCCGTTGGGTTGTACTCGACATCCACGT